CGCTTTGGGCGTGAGTCGTTTTTCAGTGGCTTGGCCTCGGCTGCTTCCACCGTCTACATCGTGCAGGGCGAGGGCATGTAATGAGCCAGATCGATGCAACCGATGCGCGACTTCAGACGCACGAGGAAATTTGTGCGCTGCGGTATGAGGCCATTCAAAAGTCGTTTGAGTCGGGCAGCAAGCGCATGAGCCGCATCGAGTACATCCTCTATGCGCTGGTCGCGGTCACGCTGCTTGGGCCAGGCTTTGCTGCTGAACTGCTAAAGAAAATCCTACTCTAATCATGGACGCCCTGCCGCCACCACCACCGGCAGCGCATGATGCGCGGTGTGAGCGCGAGGCTGCGGCAAGGCGCAAAGCAGAGATGAACGATTTCATTGAAATTGTTTTTTTAGGCACAGTATTTTTTGCATTGATCGGTGTTATTGCGTATTTTTTGTTTGAAATAATTGACCAGTGCGCTGGCAAGTGCGGTTTTTGAAAGATTAAATATGTTTCCACTCACAGCCTTACTTGAAGTCGGCGGCAAGCTGATTGACAAACTGATTCCTGACCCAGAGGCCAAAGCCAAAGCGCAGCTTGATCTAGCTAAGATGGCGCAAGACGGCGAGTTGGCAAAAATGGCTAACGATACCAAGCTGTTTGAGGTTGAGCAGCAAAACACTACTGATCGCTGGCAAGCTGACATGTCTTCTGATTCTTGGCTTTCTAAGAATATCAGGCCGATGGCGCTGATTGCAATTTTCATTGCCTTCTTTCTGTTTACGATGATGTCGGCCTTTGGATACAACGCACAAGAGAGCTATGTAAATCTGCTGGGCCAGTGGGGTCAGATTATTTTCCTCGCCTATTTTGGAGGCCGCACTATCGAGAAGTTGGCCGACATGAAAATGAACAAAAAATGAAAGATAACTTTGACCAGTGCTTGGCAGCAGTTCTCCACCATGAAGGCGGCTTTGTAAACCACCCGAAAGACCCTGGCGGCATGACCAACCTTGGCGTGACCAAGCGCGTTTGGGAAGAGTGGGTCGGCCATGAGGTGGACGAGAAGGCCATGCGTGCGCTGACTCCAGAAGTTGTCGGCCCGATGTACCGCAAAAAGTACTGGAACAGGGTCTGCGGAGACGACCTGCCCACTGGCTTGGACATGGCGGTATTTGATCTGGCAGTCAATTCCGGCCAAGGCCGAGCCGCAAAGATGCTGCAAAGGGTGCTGGGCGTGCCAGAAGATGGCCTGATCGGGCCAAAAACGCTAGAGAAGGTCGCAAGCATTAATGTCGGCAATCTGGTCGAGGACTACAACGCGCAGCGCTTGAGTTTCTTGCAGGCTTTACCGACATGGGAGACATTCGGCAAGGGATGGGGTCGGCGCGTGGCCGAGGTATCCAAAGACGCCGAGAAAATGATGGCCTGACATAAAGCGGTCACAAGGCCGCAATAACATCGGCAAGTTCATATACGAGGGCAACCATGAGAAACCCATCGAAGAACATGCCAAGCGCCGACCAAGCGCTTTTGTTTGACCAGCAAATGGCCTATTGGCAAGACAAACTGTCTCTTGGTGATTGGCGCATTGAGCGTGGCTTAAAACCAGCCAAAGGCGCAATGGCGTCCGTTGAATTTAACCAGTCAGCGCGGCTGGCAACTTACCGAATTGGTGACTTTGGCGCTGAAAAAATTACGCCAGACAGTTTAAAAAAGACAGCGCTGCATGAGTGCCTGCATGTCTTGATGCACGATTTAATTGAAACCGCAACCGACAGGGGATCGTCACCAGAGCAAATTGAGGCAGCAGAACACCGAGTAATAAACGTGCTTGAGCGCATCCTGACGAAAGAGTGATATGCCCTCACCAAAAGTTACTGACGCAGAATTTATAGAGCTATGGAAAACACTAGGCTCTGCTACCAAAATTTGTAAATTAATTGAAATTGATGTATCAGCCGTTCACCAGCGAAGAAGGAATATTGAGAAAAAGTACAAAATTCAATTGGTGGCCGAGGACAAAAGCCGAGGTGGCCGATATTCCCATTTGCAGACCGATCATAATCACGCAGCGCGTCATCAACTTGGCATTGAAAACGGCGTGGTCATTGTGTTCAGTGATGCGCACTTTTGGCCTGGCATCCGCACCACGGCCTTTAAAGGTCTGCTTTGGGCGATCAGGGAGTTCAAACCCAAGGCGATCATCAACAACGGCGATGCGTTTGATGGTGCGTCCATCAGCCGATTCCCCCGTGTCGGGTGGGATACAAAACCATCTATCATCCAAGAATTGAAGGCTTGTGAAGCCAGCCTTGGGGAGATCGAGGAAGAGGCTGGACGAGCCAAGCTGATCTGGACGCTGGGCAACCATGACTCCCGGTTTGAAAACAGGCTTGCAGCCAACGCCGCTGAGTTTGAAGGCGTAGCAGGGTTTTCTCTTAAAGACCACTTTCCGGCGTGGTTATCTTGCTGGGCGTGCTGGCCTACTGAGGAGGTATGCGTCAAGCACCGCTTCAAAGGCGGCATTCACGCTACACACAACAATACTGTCAATAGCGGCGTATCAATTGTGACCGGCCACTTGCACTCTTTGAAAGTGACTCCATTTTCAGACTACAACGGCAACAGGTTTGGTGTTGACACCGGCACGCTGGCCAACCCCAATGGCCCCCAGTTTGTTGATTATCTTGAGGACAATCCCACCAACTGGCGCAGCGGGTTTGCCATCCTGACCTTTTTCAACGGCCAGCTTTTGTGGCCAGAACTTGTTCACGACTTTGGAGATGGTTGCGTAGAGTTTCGTGGCAAAGTCATTGATGTCTCTGGCCTATGAGTGGGTGGCTGATTATTCTGGTAACAGTCATTTACGCCGGCATTGCCGTAGAGCAACTATTTAAGGGCAACATCCCGATGGGCGTGGTTTACGCTGGCTATGCTTTTGCCAACGTCGGATTGTATCTGGCGGTTTAGCCCACGATAAGCCTCTAGCGCATCTTTAAGGTCGCGCTGCAACTCCTGTATCCTCTCGTTCTGCTCGATCATTTTTTTGTTCGCTTCTTGTACGAATTTCGCTAGATTTTCTGGCGTCCAAGTTGCAAAGTTTGACATGTTCTTCCGTAGTGAATTTATGGCCGTTGCCGCACTCGCGGCGGCGTATTGTAAATGAGCCTTTGTTTCGAGTGTCAATGACGCTAGTCCACACTCCGCATTTTGGGCAGTTCATGGTGCTGTCTCTCCAGCAGTCACGCATTTGCCGCTTGCGTTTAGCGCACTTACCAGCTCGCTGGGAAATCCGTAAAAAGCCCGAAAGCTGGCTGCAATTTTTATCTCGCGCTCAATACGATCAAACTCGTCATCTTCGTCTGTTTTCAAAATATAAGTCCCCACATATATAAGCAAGTGAAAAATATCAGCCCAAACAATACTATCAGCATTGCGAAGACAGCACCAACCATAAAACTACCGATGGTTTGCCAGTGTTCTGCGACTGGCTCAATGTCATCAGGCACGACAGGCCAGGGCTTGACCTTGCGAGCCTCTTCGTTCATGTGGCCTCCTCGGTTTTATCCATGTATGCTTGTAAGCGTTTGATTCGGTTTTTGTTATAGGTCACGGCTGACTGCGCCCACTCAACACCAGTTTCAGCTTTCAGCAGCTCCATCTCTGCTTCTGCCAGCTCCCACGCAATGGCCTGCGCTGGCGTGACGGTTTTAACCATAAGCCGAAATTCTGTCCAAATGTACTTGAACATCATTTCACCAAAACATCAAATGTTACTAACAGAAAGATTACGCCCACGCCGACTAAAACAACAGCTCCGCATAGGCTTATGAGCAAGCTGCGAGCTTGGTCTAAGTTTTGCTGTGTAAATTTCATTTTGCCTCCGTTACTTTAACAACTCTTTGAGATCGACCAGATGATGCCCTGCGGCGTTCTCCTGTATCAACTATAAAACCCTTACGAATCAAAGGCGCAAACCGAGGCGTAATTGAATGACTACGTAAGTGAGCAAGCTCTTTTTCAACATCATCAGCAATACAGCCTTCAGGGTATTTGCTGATAACCTGATAAACCATTGACTCCAATTGGCTAGTGTCAACAGTGTTTGCAGCAGCATGACTTGTGTCAGGGTCAGTCGTACGAACAAGTTTTTTGGGTTCAGTGCCAAAAAAGATGTATTCAAATAAGTCACGTGTTTGCATGATTGCTCCTTAAAAGGGGATGTCGTCCATATCGTCAAACCCAGAACGGCGTGGTTGCTCTCGCCCCTCTTGCGGCTTGGGGTCATTCATATATGCCCAGCCATCCCAACCGCCTTCACGCAGCGGGATAACATCGAGCTTGAGCATTGGGCCGTTCTTTGTGTCAATCACAGACCCAATTCGCTGATAACAATTCTTTGTTTGGCCTTCGCTGTTGCGGTATTCACCAACAATGCAACTAATCTCTTTGATGACTTTTGACATTTTTACTCTCCAATGATTGATTTAAGGGCGGCTACTTTGGCATCTACTTCTGCCAAAAACTTCAAAACTTCTTCTTCCGTGATCTTGAGCCAATTGTTATTGCGCTCGACTCGGTAAACAAACAACTGCGCCTTGGCTGGCATCCGTGGGTCAAAGACCACATAGTCTGTCCAAGCCCGATTAGCGCAGCGCATCTGCCACTGCATCTGGGCGTAATATTTTGGGTCAACAGGGTTTGCGCCTTGAGAGAAAGACAGCCAAACCTCAAGGGCGGTGCTGGATGCTGGGCATTTGATCTCCACCATGCCATCATCGCCCACCAAGCCATCAGGCGAGGCGCCAGCGGCCTCAATGTCGGGGTGAGGTATAAACCCCACCTCTTCAACCA